ACTTGAATCTGGCTTTACAGTTAATAATTGATTATCAATATAAAAAGCTGGGTCAGTAGCAGAAGCATATTCCATATAAGAAGAATCTGTAATTCTACCTCTCATAGAAGGAAGTACCTCTCTACAAGGGTGGTCTATCGTTCCATCATTTCTAGTAACTGTTAAAACTTTTTTGCCCTCTACATCTATAGTGTTTACAAATGCATCTTGAGAAGCAACTCTTTTTAACATTGCCATAGGTAATATAGACATAACAGAACGAGCACCATCAGTTAACCAACTACTTAAAGCCGCTGTGTCTGATACGCTTCCAGTTAAATCTTCTATCTGTGTTTGAAATGTTGCCATTATCTACCTTGTCCTCTATATGGTTTGATATAATTCTTTGTACTCATCTTATTGCCCATCTTAGTATTCTTACTCATACCTTGTCTAGTCTTTTTCTTTCCATTACTTCTTCTAGTCTGTTGTCCTAAACCTCTCACTACTTACCTACTGCTTTCATAGCAATATTGTGAGACTGTTTAAAAGACTTGCCTTTTCTCATTGCAGCCGCCATTTTTTTTAAATGTGCTTTTGAATGATGAACTTTATGCTTACTCATTTGTCTTTTTTGAACAGCAGTTAAATTATTTAAGCTTACGCCTTTTAAGTTCTTAGCCATTAATATCTCTTTTTCTTTTTCTTTTTCTTTTTACCGTACATTACATTATCCTCGTTGCTGGTCCCTTTGCAGAAGTTTTATCTGCTCCTTCTTTGAGCTTTTTCATTCCTTCTTCGTGAGACAGTGTTTTTATTTCCATCTGGTCTTTTCTAATAGCTGTTGCATAAGGATTATTTTCCCTAACAACAAAGTTAGTATTCCATTTAGGTTGTGCCGCTCTTAGACCACAAGAAGGACAGTTAAAAAACCTTTCTGGATTTGGCTCCTTACAATGTTGACAATTCATTTATTATCCAGTTGATACTATAATATATGCAATTCTACTTCTGTCCAATCTTATTGATTGAATGTCAACAATAGCATTATTAGTGCTATCTAAAGTTTGTATGTAATCATTTATCTCTTTAGCTAAAGAGCCTGTTACACTACTTGCATCTGAACTAACATCATTAATAATTACTTTTGTAATTGTATTATAATCTGCCATTTTATTCTCCTATTAGTTTTAAAATTCTTTATAGGTTTCGGAGTGGGAATAAACCCACTCCATAGTACCTAATTACTATTTATGATTGGTCAGCAAAGACTACTGCAGTATTTGTAGCAGACACAACGTGTCCGTTTAAATACCAATTAAGTCCGTCACAAACAAATTTAACCATAGTACCGCCGATTGGTGTTAAAACACTAACCTTTGAATTACTATTGCCATCTGAGTCTACTGTTGCTGTTAGTTCGCCATCACTGTCACTGTGTACTAAACCTCCAATAAAGAAGTTTACGTCAGCTCCAGTGTCAAACTGCCAGTCTTGTGCGTCAGCTGCTGTACCACCATACCAGAATTCGTAACTTAATCCGATTTCTTCTGCTGGTAAGCTAATTACAATATCTGCAGTAAGGTCAGGACAAACGTGAATTCTTCCTGAATCTTCTGCTAAGATAGTATATGTCGCTGCATCTGGAACAAACACAGAATTTCTTCTGGCTGAACCATATGCTCTACTGTTTGGGTTTATCATATCTGATTTCATATTATAAGCCCTCCACATTGTATAGAGCGTGAGATTCTGGTAATGTGATTTCAAGACCTGCTTCTGTAAGAATCATATCTTTTCTCAAATCTTCATCTGCACTTTGTACATTTGTCATAATTTGAGTATCACGATTTAAACCATTACCTACTAATGGTCTGTATGCTAACTGACTCATATCAGCCATAAGCATCATTCCACTTGCAACTCCTCTAAAGAGTGGTTGTTTAACTAAGAACATACTTCCGTGCACAGTGTTAATTTCCATTAACTTGTGTCCGAATGAACCGTCTACGTTATCCATATTAACTCTGTAAGGCATATTTGCAGCTGAACCTGCTGATGCATCAATAAATGCACCGTCGCCCATTTTGTTAAAATATGAAATTACTGGTAAAGAAGCCATAACAAGTTTTTCACTTGCTCCGCCTCTTGCTGGGTCAAATATAACTTCCATATCTGATAGTAATCTATCGTATGTTAACTCAGCTGTAGTTGTGCTTCTGTAATAGCCTTTTCCTGAAGAATAAGCTAATGCAGAGTTATCTACTACTGGTGAAACATTTTTAAGGATATTTCCTACTAGACCTTCTGTATATTGAACGCCTTGAACGCGAGCTTTTTGACCGAAGAGCATAGCTCTTTCAATGTCAATTTTATGTTCGCGTAACTTTTGAGCCCATATTCTATCAAACTCATTCGCGTATCCACGGTGACGTGTTGCGATTGCTGTGTTTGTTAGTTCACAAGCTGTTTTAAAGATTTGTGTATAACCAAATCCGTCATCTAATGTATCTGAAAATGTGTCTGGTGACGCAGTTCCTTCTTCAAATGATGTACCAATTACTTGGGCAACATCGTTGTCTGAAAGTACGTTATAACCAGTTGCAGTATTTCCTGATGTGTCGATTATTCTACCTTGGAAGGTAGAAGATGATGAACCCGCTACGGGTCCAGATTCAACTCTAACTAATACCTGAGTGTATCCTGCTGCTGTGTCTAATGAAGAAACTGCAAATACCATTCCTTTTGTAAGAAATGCTACTGCTGCTCCTGCAGAAGTGTCAACTGTGAATGCATATACGGTATCAGCTGTTACTGCTGAGCCTCCGTTTACGTCTGCTGCTAATAAAAAGCTTCTATCAGTGTGATTGATTTGAGTTCTATTTTCAAGAAATCTGAAAATATTGTCATCAGTCGCAACTTTAGAAACGTTAGCCAAGTAAGTGAAAAAAGGTGATTCTTCTGGAGTTAATTCCGCAACTCTATCAGAGAAATCATACAGTTTTCTTTGGTCTGGGGCTTGCCCATAATCAGCACTTGTAGCTGCAGCTGTAATGTTGGAAGCTTTTAATATTCCGCTATTTATAGCCATTTTAGTCTCCTAAACTGTTATTTAGCTAGTCTACCACCACGACTGGTATTCATAATTCTATCCCATACCTGGTCTCCTTCAGATTTAGTAGGCTGTTCGCCTCCCTGAAGTACTCCAGCTGGTTTAGGAACTGATTTAGCAGCTTGCACAGCTTTTTTGTTTTCATTTGGTTTTGCAGTTGAACCTTTGCCTTCTTTCCATACCTTAATTAATGTCTCGATAGGTAAGTTAGCTGTTGGTGTTGTTGCAAATTTTAAAAACTCTTGAGCATCATTTTGCCCTAAGTTGTGTTTGCTTACTAGTTCTGTTTTTAAATTATTCATCGCCATATCGTTTTTTAGTCTAGCCAATTCGTTATCTACTGTTTCGTGTACAAGCTTCTTTTCCTGTCCTACTCTAAATTGGTAAGATTCAGATTCAGGCTTGTAATAGGCGTCCCAAGGGTCAAAATTTTCTGGTGTTGTACTTTCTCCAGATTTTTTTGTCCTCTACTGATTCTCCAGCAAGATTTTTTTCAATTACGTCAACTAAATCTGGCCTAGAGTTTAACGTGTCTCTTAATTGAATTAAGTCGTTTGACTCACTTCTAAGATTTTCGTGCTCTGCAGTTTTTTTGTCGTACATTGATTGAAACTTTTTAGCTTCTACTTCCCAATTCACTTCTTCAGATGCTTCCACACCTTCTTCTACGGTATCTTCTTGCAATGTAAGTGTTTCTTCCACTGTAGATTCTACTATTGGGTCTTGCTTTTCAACCTGTTGTTTTTCTTGTTCTTGTGCCATTGTTTTTTCTCCTCTCCTGATTTAGCTTTATTGCTCGGAACCAGGGTTGTTTTTGTTATCGTCTTCTACAGAACTAGCCATTTGGTCTACCAAATTACCCAATTGCATCATTTTTTCTTTTTCTTTAACCTTAGACGAAGTTACAACCTCGTTTAATTTAGTTTTAAACTTCTCAGTTTCTGTACGTTTTCTAGCTGATAAGCTTTCACGTTCAGATGTTTGTAAGTCTCCACTTAGTTTCTTTACTTGACCTTCAAGTTGTGATATGTATTGTTGCATTTGTGCCATTTGTCCTTTTCTTTGAAGAACACCTTCTTTGTCGAAGATTTCAGTTTTCTTTAAAACCTCAACATCATCTACCAGGCCTAACTTATAAGCATCAAGGTACATATTATATTCTGCCACCTTGTTACTTGGTAAAGTTGAACCTGATATTATACGGATATCGTGCTGTCCTAATGAAATATCATTTTCAATAGTAGCAATTTCCGATTGCTTATTATCGTACATTCTCATATTAACAGTAAATTCTGTTAAATCATTATTTG